ATGATGACAGGAAGCCAACAAGGCAATGCCGACGTTATTACTTCTCTAAGCAACATCAGAAACCAGATAGGTGATGTTGGTTCTAACATTGATACAGAGTTTGCTAATAACTTAAAATCGCTACAGTCCGCTTTTGATGAGGAAGGTAAACTCATCCGTAGTGAAATTGATGAGAACGGAAATGAATTACGTCGTGATTTAGACTCTCAAGGTAATTTAATTACTTCAGCCTTTGACTCTGCGGGCCAGTTAATTGATCAACAGATCACGGATATCGGTGCTATTTCTACTCAGCTAAACGAAATGCAGGGCGGCCTAGGGGATCAGATAACAAGTGCATTTGATGGTATCCAACAATCCTCGGGAGAGTTAAAAGCTAACCTCAAAGGTAACATGGATTCCCTACGAACTCTAATGTCTACCCAAGGTGATCAGTTTGGGTCTGACCTACAAGAGAAGTTTACTAGTCTAACAAGTGCCTTTGATGAGAACGGAGACCTTATCCGTAGTGGTATTGACGCTAACGGAGACTTCTTATTCAGAGAGATTAATCAAAACGGTGAGTTGGTTATAAGCAGTGTAGATAACGCTACAGGTCAATTACTTAACTCACAGAAGTTTAATGCCAATCTACTTACACAGGACTTTGACTCCCGGTTTAGCTCTACAGAAGAGTTCTTAACGGCAATCAGTGGTTCTATAGAGTCAGTTGGCAGTGACATGGACAGAAGTCTTACGTCAATGGCGTCAGGCATAGAGTCCGGGTTTGCTAGTCGTTTTGATGAGTTAAGTGAGCAAGAAAGATCTGGACGTGCAGACTTTGTTAATCGTCTGACACAGGTCAAGTCAATGCTTACAGAAGGAGTCGCAGACCTAGACGCAGGGATGCGTAATAGAATGACTGCTCTGGGAAATGCCTTTACGGACGAAGGTAGATTGATTGCTAACGCAGTAGATAAAAACGGAAACATCTTAAAACGTGAATTAAATGACCAAGGACAGCTAATCCTCAGCACCTACAGTCGAATGAACGGTGAAATGGTAGATCAACAGGCCCTAGACATTAATCGGCTCATGAAGGAGATCTCCGACCGTTCACTCGTTCAAGGTTCAAACGCAAGTATGGGTAATAAAAGTCCAACAGCAGGAGCCCCGGCCCCGGCGGCAGTATATAGCGGTTTCGCCTCGCCATATGCACGAACGTATTAGGGGGTAGCATGATGGCAGAACAAGACAGACTCTCTCGCATGGAAAGTAAAATAGACAAGTTGTCCGATGCAGTAATAGCCCTAGCAAGAATGGAGGAGCGATTGGTCACAGTGTTTAATAGAATGAATAAGTACGATAAAAAACAGGAAGAGATGGACGAAAAAGTAACAGAACTAGCAACTCATGTGTCAACAAATGGTCAGACACTTAGATTTGCAGAAAGAGTATTCTGGATACTTGCATCAGGGGCAATTTCAACAGCATTTTGGTATTTTAGATGAACCCAACAACAGTATCCGAACAAGGTATTAATTTAGTAAAAAGATTTGAAGGATTGCACAAGGTCACCGATGAAGGTGATGTTCGTGCGTATAGATGTCCGGCAGGTAAGTGGACTATAGGCTATGGCCATTGTAGAGGCGTTAAAAGCGGTATGCGGGCTTCAGTCGATCAATGTGACATCTACCTAAAGGATGATCTAAACGACGCAGGATCGGCCGTTAAACGCCATGTAAGCGTTCCACTGTCTCAAGGGCAGTTTGATGCATTAGTATCCTTTGTATTTAATCTAGGCGCAGGAAACTTCCAAAGAAGTACTTTGCTAACAAAATTAAATGCAGGGAAGTATGATGAAGTACCTTCTGAAATCCTACGATGGGACAAGGCTAAAGTTGAAGGAGCTACAGTTTCTTTACGTGGCCTGACTAGACGTAGAACGGCTGAGGCGGCTTTATTTGCAATGGATGCTCCTCTAGCGGCAGATGGTGGTGATCTTATGCCCCAAAAGCCTGAGCAGACTGCAATTAAGCCTTTAAAGAAGTCTAAAACATTAGCAGGTGCAGGTGTTGCCGGAAGTGCCGGTATACTTGGTGAAGTAGCCTCACAGCTACAGCCTCTAGTGGGATACTCTGAGAACATAGAGTACGCCTTTTTAGCCTTATCTTTGGCAGGTGTTGCTTTAGTAACCTACGCCAGAATTAAAGACAGCCGACAAGGAGTAAAGTAATGAGTCTATACGACAATATAAACAAGCGTAAGAAAGCAGGAACTAGCCGGACTAAGAAGAAGTCTACTATTACACCAAAAGCTTATGCTAATATGAAAGCCGGGTTCCCTAAGAAGAAGACAAAGAAAAAGTGAACCCTTTCAGTATCTTAATTAATAAAGCTAAACTAATAATAGCGGCCATAATAGCCGCGTTATTACCTATACTTTATATCATAGGTAGACGAGACGGAGCTAAGGTTGAAGAGGTTAAGCAAGTAAAAGCCTCTGCTAAAGCGGCAGAAGACCGGGCTGAATTCTATCAGGAGATGGAGAAAGCTAATAATGAAATTCAAAGTGTTAAGCCTCGCAATCGGGATGAGCTTACTAAGCGGTTGCGCGACCACGGTCTATAAGACTGAGATAGAAGTCTACTGTCCTCCTATCATTGAGTACGCAAGAGAATTTAACGACCAATTAATAACTGAAATAGAAAGCCTACCTGAGACCGACGGCAGTATAGCCGTAGTTGACGCCCTTTCGGATTACGCCGCCTTACGCGACAAACTTCGTAAATGTGCCGAAACGGCCGAACAGATAAAGAGTAAATAAATGATTACATCAAATCAAGGTATAGTCGGAGATCCTAGTGCTTTACCGGCGGGGATGGATGGAGTTAATGGAGTAGATCCGCAGGTTTATACCGGCCCTACTACTCCAACTTACGCAACAAACAATACCTCCTCATCCTCCGTTGCAAACAACGCCAATGTTGTTGCGGGCCTAAGCGTAGATGGCTTGGTTGGGGATAGAGCGACAGATCCCGGCGGCTTTATGGATGATCTAGGTGCTAACCTATCTGACAATGTACCTACGATGACAGGCAATGAGACAGGTACTAACCTCACAGGTAGTGAGTACGGCATGAATGTTGATGGGTTATCTGTTAATGCTGAGACAGGTACTGCGGCCACAGCTTCTGATGTTAATAGTCAAGATGCCGCCACTTATGATGCGGCCACCACCTTTGATGATGTAAATGATAACCTTGGTACAGCCGCTACAATGGATACCAATGAAGATGCCATCATTAATCCAGATGATATAACAATTGATGAACAAGGTGTAGGTACAGGTGTTAATGCTGACGGGTCTATCAACCAGACAGGCGTAGCTTTAAATGATTTTGCACACCAAAACATTAGTACGGTCATTGATACCAGTACTATATCAGGTAAAATACTAGCACAGACACTTGGTGAAGGTAATTACCTAGACTCTAAGGCCACAGTAAAAGGCCAACTAGAAATCCTAACAAAAGAGTTTGTGGATGCAGACGGCAACCCGAAGGTTCCTACATGGGCCGCCGGGATTATGCGTAATGTAAATAGAACATTTGCATTTACAGGTGTTACAGGTACTGCGGCCATATCTGCCGCTACATCTGCTATGATTGAGGCAACACTACCAATTGCCCAAGCAGACAGTAAGTTTTACCAGACAGTAACCCTAAAGAATTTAGATAATAAGCAACAACAGATTATTAACAAAGCTAACGTCCTATCTAAAATGGACTTAGCAAACTTAGATACTCGTACAACTATAGCGGTAACTAACGCTAAGACATTTATGCAGTATGATATGGCTAATTTAGCCAACGAACAGCAAATGTCAGTCATCAATACTCAGGCTAAGGTACAATCTATCTTAGAGGATGCTAACCAGACCAACGTAGCACGTCGTTTCGGAGCAGAGGCGACTAACGAGATGAATAAGTTCTACGATAATCTAGGTGCAAGTATTGATATGTACAACACTGGACAGAAGAACCAGATGTCTCAGTTCAATGTTGGTGAAGTTAATCAAGCTAATCAGTTTAATGCGTCTTTGGAAAATGCCAGAGAGCAGTTCTACATGAACATGCAGTACGCAGT